GTACCGCCGCCGCCCTTGTCTTCAGGGGCTTCAGCGTGTACCGCCGCCGCCCTTGTCTTCAGGGGCTTCAGCGTGTACCGCCGCCGCCCTTGTCTTCAGTCTATCCAAAAGCGGAAAACGCTTCAGGGCGGTTTTACGGGCGCTTCACGGGCTTCAGCGCTTCAGGGCGGGCGCGGTATTCAGGGCGGCGCGGAAAACGCTTCAGGGCGGTTTTACGGGCGCTTCACGGCAAAAGAAAAGCGCCGCCCGTTTTCAGGGCGGCGCGGCGGTCGGCGCGGCGGTTTATTCAGTATAGACGGCGGTATGAATAGCGCGGCGGGCGGCAACGCATTCACGGCGGGCGGCGGCATATTCACGGCGGGCGGCGGTATATTCAGCGCGGGCGGCTTCAATAGCGACAACGGCAACGGCGGTGTAAAATTTTTCACGGGCGGCGGCTTCAGCTTCACGGGCTTCAGCTTCACGGGCTTCAGCGCGGCGGTATTCAGCTAAAGCGGCTTCAATTCTTTCGTATCTTGTCATAATTTTTTCCCCCAATTTTAGCGGCGGCAAGCGGCGCGGGCGGCGCGGGCGGCTTCAGCGCGGGCGCGGTCGGCAAGGTCGGCGGCGGCTTCAGCAACGGCGGCAAGGTCGGCAACGGCGGCGGCGGTCGGCGCGGGCTTCAGGGCGGCGCGGGCGCGGTCAGCTTCAGCGCGGGCGGCTTCATATGCGGCGCGGGCTTCAGCGCGGGCGGCTTCAGCGGCTTCAGCGGCGGCGCGGGCGCGGTCACGGTCGAATATATCCGCGCGGGCGGCAAAACGGCGGGCGGCTTCAGCTTCAGCGCGGCGGGCGCTATACGCGCGGCGAATCTCAACGGCGGCGCGGGCGGCGGCTTCAGCGGCGGCAAGGTCGGCGGCATTATCGGCGCGGTATGCTTCAGCGGCGGCGGCAAGGTCGGCGCGGGCTTCAGCGGCTTCAGCTTCAGCGGCTTCAGCGGCGGCGGCAAGGTCGGCGGCGGCTTCAGCGCGGTCGGCGGCATAATCGGCGGCGGCAAGGGCGGCGCGCTTCAGCGCGGCGCGGTCGGCGGCTTCAGCGGCTTCAGCTTCAGCGCGGGCGGCTTCAGGGCGGCGGCAAGCTTCAGCGCGGGCGGCTTCAGCAACGGCGGCAAGGTCGGCAACGGCGGCGGCTTCAGCTTCAACGGCTTCAGCTTCACGGGCTTTAGCGCGGGCATTATCACGGGCGGCGGCTTCAGCGCGGGCGGCTTCATCGAATACACGCGCAACGGCGGCGGGCGCGGGCGCGGTCAGGGCGGCGCGGCGGGCTTCAGCTTCAGCGCGGAAAGCTTCAGCAAAACGGGCGGCGCGGGCGGCTTCATCACGGGCGCGGCGGGCGGCTTTATTCAAGCCCGCCGCAACGGCGGCGGCTTCAGCTTCAGCGCGGCGGGCTTTTGCTTCAGCGGCGGCGGCAAGGTCGGCGGCGCGGGCGCTATCTTTATTTTTTGCCCGCGCGGCAACGGCGGCGGCTTCAGCAAAAGCGCGGCGGGCAACGGCGGCGGCTTCAGCGCGGTCGGCGGCGCGGGCTTCAGCGGCTTCATAACGGTCGGCAAGACGGGCGGCGCGGTCGGCGGCTTCAGCGGCTTCAGCTTCAGCGCGGGCGGCGCGGGCTTCAACGGCGGCAAGGTCGGCGCGGGCTGTATATGCCGCGCGGGCTTCAGCGGCAAGACGGGCGCGGGCTTCAGCTTCAGCGGCTTCAGCGCGGCGGGCGCGGTCAAAACGGGCGCGGGCAACGGCGGCGGCGCGGCGGGCTTTATATGCCGTAATATCAAATTCAGCGGCGGCGGCTTCATTATCCAAAAGCTGAAGCGCGGCGCGGATAGAATCACGGGCGGCGGCAACGGCGGGCGCGGTCAGGGCGGTTTTATATGCCGTGGTATAAAGCGGCGCGGGCTTCAGCGCTTCAGGGCGGGCGGCGGCTTCAATCAATTCAGCGGCAAAACGGTCAAAAGCGGCGGCGCGGTCGATATCTTCAGCGGCGCGGGCGCGGTCGGCGGCGGTCTTCAGCATAGTTAGCACTTTATCACGGGCGCTATAAATGCTTTTGGCGGCGGCGCGTTTTGTCACGTTTTCAGCGGCGGCAACGGCTTCAAAACTTAATCCTGAAATATACCGATTTAAGCGCCGTCTTTCGGCGGCGGTCAGGTCGGCGCGCGCAAGTATCGATTCACAACGGGCAACGGCAACGGATGAAATATAACCGTCAATATCGGCAAGCGCGGCATATTCAGCGCCCGCCCGCTTGTAAACGGCTTCAGCGCCGCGCCCGTCTTCAGCGGCGGCAAGGTCTTCAATATAAACAGTTTTACCACGGTCGGCAAGGTTAAGACCGCGCCGCCCGTTTATATATCGTTCGGCGGCTTTATTAGCGCGGGCAATAGCGCATTTTTCGCGCTTGCCGTTACCCTTGCCCGCTTCAGCGCGGGCGGCTTCATCGGCGGTCATGTATTCATAGTCAAGCGGCGCGGCGGCGGCTTCAACGGCGGCGGCGCGGTCGGCGCGTGTATCCAAAAGCGCAACGGCGGCGGCGCTCATAACATCATAGCAATTCATATCTTGAAGACGGGCGGCGGCGGCTTCATCAAAAGCGGATAGAATCAAATCAGCAACGGCGGCGGGCGCTTCATTCTTCATAGAAAGAATCACGGCATTGCAAGCGCTATCATGCGCGGCTTTTTCCGTTTTGGTTCCCGCTTCAGCTTCAGCGGCGGCAAAAGCAAGCGGATCATATGCGCGGCGGATAACGCTATTCATACGGGCGGCGGAAAGTTTCATCAATACAACGGCAAAACGGGCGGCGGCTTCAGCATATTCAGGGCTTGAAGATAAACGGGCTTCAAGACGGGCGCGGGCTTCAGCTTCAGCGCGGCGGGCTTCATTGCGGGCAATGATAGCGGCGCGGCGGTCGGCGCGGGCTTCATCACGGTCGGCAATGACTTCAACGGCAAGCGCGCGGGCGCCTTCATATACGGCGCGGGCTTTAGCTTCAGCGGCGGCAAGTGCGGTATATTCTTCAGCGCGGCGGGCGGCTTCAGGTCCTATAGACTTGACAACGGGGACAGGATTACCGGGTATAATAACGATATCGGCGGCGGGTGTATTCCATGTTTTGTCCAAAAATGCGCGGCGGGCTTTAACGGCGGCGGCAAGCTTGCCGCGCAACTTGTTGAGCGCGGTCTTGTTAGCGGCAACGGCTTCATTCAGGTCGGCAAGACGCGCGCCGACTTCATCAAAACGGCGGTCAGCTTCAGCGCGGTCAGCTTCAGCGCGGGCAACGGCTTCAACGGCTTCAGGGGCTTCAGCTTCAGCGGCGGCGCGCTTCTCATAATAGCGCTTTTCCAAAGCACAATAAAGCGCTTTAGTAAATGCGTTTTCATCGAACGTTAAAACGGTCTTCAGGTCGGTCGAATCGTAAAGCGCGGCGCTAAACGATTCACGGCGGGCGGGCTTGTTTGTGATAGTGGTTTTCATGTTCTATTTCCTTTCTTGCCGTTGTAACGGCTTGCCGCGCTTGTAAACGGGCGGCGGCTTGCCCGTAATATTCGCGCTATTCAGCGCGGCGGGGGCTTTTGCGGGGGCTTTCTGTTTTCAAGGTATAACGGGGCCTGAAGAGAATATACCATAATACAAAACAAAACGCAAGCTTTTTTTTGTAGACTTTTCAGGGGCTTCAGCGTGTACCCGCCCGCGCCGCCCGTCTTGCCGCCGTTGCTGAAGCTATGCCGCCGCGCTTGCTGTTACCCTTGCCGCCCGCCGCCGCGCTTCAAGTTCCCGTTTTCACACTATGAGAAGTTGCGGCCCGTAGTTATGGTATTTTCACCGCCGAGCCGCGCCAAGACCAGATAAGGTGTTTCATCTCCCACCACCAACTCCAACCTCTCTTTCCCCATCCTTCGATTCTCTCTTTCGGCTCATTTGAAATTTTTTCCGCCTCTTTTCTATCCAAAAAGTTCCGCCTCAAACCCCGCAGCCCCGGCATCCCAATCCGACAAATTTCAAGTTCTCATTCCGAGACATTTCTTTCAAAATCCGAAAAACAGGAATTAAAAGTAAATATTATTCTTAATTGTTTATTCATAACTTTCTGGAAATTTCGGTGTTGACAAAAGAAAGAAGATTTGTTATAATGCCTCATGGTGTAAGAAAAGTATTTACTTGGATGCGCCGATTCTTCTCCCCTATGGTGTAAGAATAACAGACGCGCAGGCATGCCGCCAGCGGATATCCAAAGGGTAAAGCGAATAGCGCCGATCGGATCAGACACACGCATAGCGCGGCGAGGATGAGACTAACGCAACGGAACGGGCACTCGCCTATCTTCTGGATAAAGGTATGTGCGCGGGCAGGCGGTGCGACATGCGCTCGTTTGACTCGCAGACGAATGACAAACAATAGGTTAAAAGTTATACGTTCGAGATGGTCTTTTGCGTTCTCCTTATAGCCTTTTAAGGAGAGAGCCCAAAACCCCTGTATTTACTGGGCTCTCAAAAAATTTTAGCACTTTTGTGGTGCTAAAAGTGCTAAAACCCATTTTTGGACTCCGAACTTTTTGACCCCACTAATGGCACATCACGTAAATTTAAGGGAGGTGAATTCCATGTGTGACTACCCCGTCGAGAACGGTCGGATGCCATGCTGCACGCACGACTGCGAAGGCTGCGTATGGTACAGACACGATGAAGACGAAGAGAGGAGATAGTGCATGACAATCAGAGAAGCGATCTACTGTATGAAAAGCTATCTGCCGGATAACGAGGTGGAGGACTGCCTCAAATGTCCGTACTACGCATCGATCTGTATCGAGGATGGCTTCTATACCTGCAGATCGGATGAGGCGCACCGGATGGCGATCCAGGCACTTGAGAAAATGATGGAGGATGTATGAGCTGTAAGTATTGCATTGAAGACAGGGACGGGTTCGTGGTGCCGATTGAGAAGAACGGGCACGCGTTTATCTTCTTCGGGATTGGTGGCTATTCGCTGGCCATGAAGGCCGGCAAGTGGCGTAAGGACGTGCCGATCAACTTCTGCCCGATGTGCGGTAGAAAGCTGAGAGAGCCGAAGGAGGAATGAGCATGGGCGTTGTTGTGAAGATTTGGCTCACACTTGCCGTTCTCTTTCCGATTGCCCTCGGTGTCGTATGGATAGATAACGGAGACACCATCCTATCAGTCATAGCAATCACCGAGATGCTTTCGTTCTTAGCGTTTTCAGCTGGCATGGCTATAGATCTTATCTGGTCAATGTGAAGGAGGAATGAGCATGGACGACACAGAATTTATGACCCACATTATCGCTGAGATTTGCAACTACGCTGTCCTGAACGGCATGGAGCCAGATGACACGCTTGGCACGGTTGCTGATAACATCTTGGCTTTGCTGGAAATCTCAACGTTCAATAACTGGGCGCTATATGGGGAATGGGCGAGGATGAAGAAAATGCGTGAGGAGATGAGATAGATTGATTACCTGGACATTGATTTGTCTGGTGTTGCCGGAGCGACTGTACTGGATCGGTATCCCGTTTGGAATCATCGAGGTGTTGTTTGTTGTGTTCGGCATGATATGGCACAGTGAGACAAAAGAGATGCCGAAACTGCACTACCGTACATTCCGAAGGATCGAGAGAATGGCGCCGGAGAAATGGGAACCTGTCGCCTATGACACCGGCATAGTCCAATATAATGAAAACGGATGGAACGGCACTCATACCCGCATTGCCATGAAGACATACCCGGAGGCGCTGATCTGTAAGTTCTTATATGGGAAGCAGTACGAGAAGCGCAAGCGCGATCAGGAGATCAACCAGATTATGGAGGAATGCGTTACATACTGGAAAGGCGATATCGCGACTTACCAGGCGAAGGCGGAAGCTCAGGCTAAGAAGGCTATGGAAGAGAATGCTCGGCTGTCGCGTGGAGAGCTGCTGACGTATCGTGACCGTATGAAGATACCGGTGTCATGCTATGATAAACGTTATATATCTGAAATGAGGATGGTGAGTAAACAGGATGACAGATGAAGAAAAGAAGGCCAAGGAAGAAGAGGTCGCTGCAGAATTGGAGAGATCCAGACTCGACGCGGAAGAGACCAAGCGCAAGAATCGTGAGCTCTGCGAGAAGTATCCGTTCCTGATTCCGAGCAACCGCTGGAGCGGAATCCGGATTACGGAGGCGGATGGTGGCGGATACTGGCCCGGTGATCCGGATGCAATTCCGGAGTATGACTATGAATTTACGGAGCTGGACGATATGCCTGACGGATGGCGGATCGCTTACGGAGAGCAGATGTGCGAGGAACTGAAGAACGAGCTTCTGGAGGCCGGCGGCGAGAAAGCGCTGAACGAATATCGGATTACCCAGATCAAGGAGAAATACGGCGGCCTGCGTTGGTACGACTCCGGCTGTACCGAGCGCTGGTACAAAGAGATTCTGCCGAAGTATGAGAAGCTCTGTCAGTGGACCTGTATCAGATGCGGAAAGCCGGCTGCCTATATCTCGACCGGATGGATCAGCCCATGGTGCGAGGACTGTATCGTACTGCACTCCGACCGGTATGTACCGATCGACGAGTGGTTCTCCGATGAGGATAGCGATTCAGAATGAGTATGATTCGGTTTTTGATCGGACTTGCGAGCGTCTATGTCGCGGCGTGTCTGTCGTATGCCAAACTGGTGTATGACCAGGATACCGACGGAGAGTTTGTGGACTATCTGGCCAAAGTCATGGTCGAGGTTGCGAAGGTTATGGGTATCTCGGCAATGTTTATCGTTGGAATCGCCATGATGTGCTCATCGTGCGGGCTTCCGGTCTGAAAGGCAGGTGTCCTTTGATGTATGGTTAAAGTATGTGACTGTATCATGGGCAACGGCAAGTCCAGCGCGGCGATCACCTATCTGAACGAGCACCAGGCGGACAAGTTCATCTATATCACGCCGTATCTGGATGAGGCGGCGCGGATTAAAGAGAACTGCCCCGATCTCCGTTTCGCGGAGCCGAGCGATAAGCTGTCGGAGTATCAATTCAAGAAGTCGGTACATACCGTTGCCCTGATTGAAGCGGGGCGGAACATCACAACCACGCACCAGGCGTTTCGCGGATACACGCCGGCGACGCTGGAGCTGATCCGTGAAAAGGGCTATACCCTGATCGTCGATGAGAATCTGGATATTCTGGAGAAGTATGAGATCCACCCGGATGATCTGCAGATGGCGGTTGACGCGGGATATCTCCGGGAAGAGAACGGAAGCTATGTGATGACGGACAAGGAGTATCACGGATCGCTGTTCCACGGGCTGTTCTATACACTGGAGTCCAGAGAGCTGATTCAGGTGCGGGATAAGCAGGACAACACCTTCTTCTATTGGGCGCTCTCCCCAAACCTGATCATGGCGTTCAAGGACGTGTTCATCCTCACCTACCTGTTCGACGGGCAGAGCCTGCACCATATGCTGAAGATCTACGATATCCCGTATGAGCGGATCGGGATCCATCGTGACGAGGATGGAACATACCGCTTCGGCGAGTATCCGGGATTTACGCCGGACTATGTCCACCACCTCAAGGACATGATCCATATTCTGGATAATCCGAAGCTGAACCAGGTCGGCGATGAGTATTACGCGTTGAGCAAGAACTGGTTCGAGAGGTCGGACGCCGAGGTAGACCAGCTGAAGAACAATGTCTCGAACTGCTTCCGGAATATTTGGGGCGATATCCCCGCGGACGAGAGGCTGTGGGGTACGTACAACGGGGCGTTTGAGAAGATCCGCGGGAAGGGTTACACCAAGAGCTTCCTGACCTTCAACGCGAAGGCGACGAATAAGTACCGGCACTGCTGCGCGCTGGTATATATCACCAATATCTTCATGAACGCGACGGAGCGCCAGTTCTACCAGTCGCACGGGATTGAGGTAGATCAGGATCTGTACGCTTTGTCCATCATGTGTCAATGGCTGTGGCGATCGGCGATCCGCGACGGGAAGGAAGTCCAGGTCTATATCCCGAGCAAGCGCATGCGGACGATCCTGGAGAACTGGATTGATTCTTTTGACGAAGGAGGGAAGACGGATGCATCAGGAGTGTGACTTCTGCCCGATGTGCGGCCTGTGCGGCGGGTACCGATCAGAGGAAGACTGTGCGGATATGCTGGAGAAAATGATAGAAGACGAGCGCGAAGAGTTCCATCATGCGTGGCGCGCGTATATCAGCGAATACGAGGACTGATTTTTCTTTTTGCTAACGGTGTAAGGATAACATTTACATAGAGCGCATCGGTCCCATTTTGGGATAGCAAGTGCGTATGAATACCCGCGCGGATGCGGCGGCCTGATTGGCGTCGGGAGGCGGACGCTTCTCTGCCAGCAGGCGTACCGCGGAGTGAGCGCGGAAAATGAGAGGTGTTGTTTTATAGGGAAACAGTTGGCCTGCCAGAAGTTTATCTATAAGATCCACAGCGGGAGGCTCAGGGCGAACCGCTGGAAGCTGACGCTGCCGATCGATGAGGCGCGGCGGAACGATGAGGTAATCTCACTGGCAGACAGTCAGATCCTTCGATGGATCGACGAACTGAACGGTATCACGGACGCGGATGCGAAGGCGCGTGATATCAAGCTGCGGATCAAGGCGGTCCGCAGCGCGGAGAACAGCGCGCAGAGCCGAAAACTGATTCGGCAGCTCTATAAGGAACTGGACGCTCTGCAGTTCAAGCCGGACTACATGTGTCTGATTATTGACCGGGAGAAGGACTATTACAGGGCGTGCCGCGGTTTCAGTATCAACGGGGTGCGGTACGCGAGACTGCTGGGCACCAACGGCGGAATCAAGAACTCCACCATCGTCTTCGTGAGCGAGAGGCTCGCACCGGAGCTGAGGAGGCGCGTGGAGAACGGGCGCAACCCGGAGGTGCCGCTTGTGACGGCAAAGCTGGAAGCATACAAGGCGCTCACCTGCTCCGCCTCCGTACCGGTGTCCATGCCGCACGGTGTTCTGATCGTGGACGATGCGGAGACCGAGTATCTCTCCGATATCATCTATCTGACGGATGAGTGCGACGGCGAGCCGCTGATGGAAGAGAGAAAGGGCGAGGCGATCAAGATGGACGCCTCGGATGGGTTCGGCCTGATGCTCCCCTCTTTGGCGGAGCGCTGGAGCCGGGAGCTCGGACTGGACTATACCATGAGCGGGTGCAACACGAGGTTCAGCTTTGAAAAGGGTATGGTGTTCACGTTTGACTTCGTGGACTTCGCGGAGAAGGTCGCCGGCACCTACATCGTGAAAGACGCCTGGAAGAATGAGGTGGATATCCGGGATGTGGAGCTGATCATGACGACAGGAATGGTCAAGCTGTGGGACAGCTATGACAGCTGCGCCGAATATCTGAGAATCTCGACCGAAAACGGATATACCTTCGGCGTGCCGAAGACCTGCCCCGGTGAGCTGGAGAGCGAGCGGACGCTGAACTATCAGTTCATCCAGAGCTATGACCTGAGCGATGAAGATATCGACGAGCTGATCGCGCCGACCATGCAGGATATCCGTGACGCGCTCGGCGGGGACTGGCGGAAGACGGTGTTGTACCTGAAGGGTTCCGGTCTTCGGGCGGACAACGTGGACGGCATGCAGAACGATTACATCAAGGCCGCCATGATCGACGAGAGGATTCTTGACGATCCGTATGTCCAGAACAATATCTATCAGCTGATCCGCAACCGGATCAATGAAGCGAAGGTCGGTGTGCTCAAAGTTCATGGCAACTATTCTATGGTTTCTGGCGATCCTTATCTGCTTTGCCAGAGCATGTTCGCGTTAGAGAAGACGGGGCTTCTGAAGGCCGGCGAGATCTATAACCAGTACTGGGCGGACGCCGGCGCTTCGAGGCTCGCCTGCTACCGCGCGCCGATGACCTGCCACAACAATATCCGGCTGGTGACGCCGGTGAGAAGCGAAGAGGCGCGGTACTGGTACCGGTACATCCATACAGCGACCATCACGAACGGCTGGGACACCATGGCGGCGGCGCTCAACGGGATGGACTTCGATGGCGACATGGTAATGCTGACGGACAACAAGGTACTGGTGAGCAGGTTGAAGCCGATGCCGGCGCTGATGTGCGCGCAGCGGAAGGCGGCGAAGCGCGTTTCGTCCGAGGAAGATTTCATCCGCTCCAATCTGGAGAGCTTCGGGAACGACATCGGCCAGACCACCAACTGGGTTACCAGCATGTTCGAGGTTCAGTCCCATTTCGGAAAGGATTCGGAGGAGTACCGGATTCTCGGTTACAGGATTCGATGCGGGCAGCTCTATCAGCAGAACGTCATCGACCGGACGAAGGGAATCATCGCCAAACCGATGCCGAAATATTGGCATGACCGTCACGAAGCGAACAGGCTGGACGACCCGTCCGAGCGCGATCTCTGCCGCCGGATCGTCGCGGACAAGAAGCCGTACTTCATGCGGTACATCTATCCGGCGCTGATGAAACAGTACAATACATATCTGAAAAACACAGACCGAAACGCCATGCGGGAGTTCCAGATGCCGGTGAAGGATCTGGAGAAGATTCCGCCGGAGAAGCGGACGGAGCGGCAGGCGGAGTTTCTGAAGTACTATTATCTCCGGATGCCGGTCGGTATGGGCGACTGTGTGATGAATAAGATCTGCCGGAGGTTCGAGGACGCGTTCGACGGATACATCGGGAAGCACAACGCGGCGGTGAAGTTCGATTACCGGATCATGCGGAGCGACGCGGACTATCTGCCGAAGCAGTACTACGCGATCAAGAAGCTGTATGACGATTATAACCAGCGGATCTCCAGCTATATGGTCTACGCGGACTATGAGCGCTTGGACGAGTATGATTCCTTCGCGACGATATCCGCGATGAATCAGGAGTTTCGCAAGGAGTGTATCCTGATTTGCCCGAACCGGAAGTCGCTCTGTAATATCGTCCTGGATCTCTGTTATACAAGGAGCGCGACCAAACGGTTTGCGTGGACGATCTGCGGAGAGGATATCATCCGGAATCTTCTGGAGAAGAACGGGAATCAGATCCGCTTCCCGACCGCGTGCGAGAACGGCGAGATTGAATACGGCGGGAGACGGTTCACGGTGGAAACGAAAGAGATTGAGGTGGACGACGAATGACAATTGTATTAAACGAGCACGAATGGGCGGAGGAGATGATCACCTCGCGGTCTCTCGGGAAGAAGCCGTATGAGACGCTCTGCAGGGTGGCGCGGTACTATCTTGACAACGGGATCCCGAAAAAGGAGGTGCGGAGGATGCTGGATACGTTTCTGATCCAGTGCGATCCGACCGCTTCCCTCCCCCGCTGGGCAAACTCTCTGGACGCCGCGCTGGCGCACGCGCTGAAGTATGAGGCGATCGAGATGGACGGCGTGGATATCACGAAGCCGGAGATGGAGCGGATCGACGCGCTGCAGGGCAAGCAGACCAGGAGGCTCGCGTTTACGTTGCTGTGCCTTGCGAAATACTGGAACGCGGTGTCGAAGAAAACGGATGGCTGGGTCAACTCCAAGGACAGCGAGATCATGCGCATGGCGAACATCAACACATCGATCAAGCGGCAGAGTCTGATGTTCCATAGCCTGAACGAGTGCGGGATGATCCAGTTTTCCAGGAAGGTGGACAACACCAACGTGCGGGTGTGCTTCATTGAGGACGGCGAGACCGTCTTACATATTTCGGACTTCAGGAATCTCGGGTATCAGTACTTGAAGTATCACGGCGGTGATTACATGACATGCGCAAATTGCGGGGTTGTGACAAAGCCGGATAAGGTCTCTGATCGTGGACGCGAGCAGAAGTACTGCCGTGAATGCGCAGCGCAGATTAAGCTCAGAAAGAGCATTGAATCGGTGTATCGGCTTCGTCAGAGGGGTGCCGAGGCCAGCTGAGCGGCTGGGAATGTTGGAAATAAATAGGGCTCGAAAGCCCAGTATTTACTGGGCTTTTGGGGCATTTGATGGGGTGCTTTAATGGAAGGGGAATAACAAATTCTCTTTTTCAAATTCTTGAATTGAAGGAGGCCTGACGGTTGGCCAGGAAGAAAACGGAGAAATACGACCGGACGGAACGTCTGATTCTTTGGGCGATCAGGGTATGCGTGATCCTGCTGATTGTGATCCTGCTCCTGCTGATCAGCAGCTGCGTAGCGGAACACGGTCTGCCGCAGATCGGGAAGACGAACCAGGATGTGACCGAAGAAACACAGACCGCGGAGGACGCGGAAGCGGATGCGGAGAGAGGACTCCCGCAGTTGAAGTTCGGTGACAGCGACGGATATACGGAGAACGCGGTCGGAGACGGCGTAGAGATTTCCGTATCGGCGGGGTATGTTCTGAAGGCGGACAGCTATGTACAGAATCTTGAGCTGGAGAATTACGCGGGCAATCCGTGCGCGATGGTGATTACGTTCTATCTCGCGGACGGGACGATGCTGTATCAGTCGCCGAGACTGAACCCGGGCGATTCCGTACACGGGATTACGATGCAGACCACGCTGCAGCCGGGGACGTACCGGGACGCGCTGATGGTGTATGAATTCTATGACCTCAACGGAGGGGACACGGCGACAAACCGCTGTGAGTTCCCGGTCGAACTGAGAGTAAGCAAATGAAAGGAAGAAAGAAAACGATGAAGAACAAACGGACTTATCTGATTATCGCAATGGTGATCGCCGTATTCGGTCTTTCACTTTGCCTCCCGAGTTTTGTGAGCGCAGGCGCGGAGGCGTATATTGACACGGAGGAGACCAACGTCTTCGAGGCGGAGACACAGATCTCCGCACATGACTACAGCAGATTTACCGTTGTCATCCCTTACGATATCCCGGAGGACACGGAGAGCCATGTTATTCTGAAAGACGTCGCGCTTGAAGTTGGGCATCGCATCAACATCCGCATTATGAATCTGGACGGAGACGGTATGATCCCGGCGTACGCGCAGGGGCCGGACGGCAATTTACACCGGGCGCAGCTGGAGGTTAAAGTAAACGGCTGTACCCATGAACAGTACCAGGACATTATGGCATCGTACGACGCAACGATGTTTGTCAACGGCGTCGACAACGTCTGGTCAAGCGTTGAGTATCATCTTGACAACGCGGAAGTGCCTGGTAATTATCACGGCGTCATCAGCTGGCGGATTGAGTGCGTCGGCTGAGCATACGGCTATTAAAAATAAAAACGAAGAAAAGGATGATGATATGGTTCCAGTAACGAAAGACGAAAAGTTTGCGATTCTTGAGCGGTTCCAAAAGACGAACATTGTGAGGACAATGCGCCAGCGGTCGAAGCGCCATCACTATTACTGCGAGGAAGCGCCGCAGGTCATGCGGTATCTGGATGTACTTCGCGGAAAGGAAGACCGGCATGCAGTTAGATCGTCTGGACGGCGAGTCTAAGCTGCAGCATCACAAGAGGCTGATCGACGGGAAGCTCACCGATAAGACTCTTGCGGACATCGACTACTCCGAACTGTCGGAGTATGTATACGGGCAGCCGTACTCCTCGGACGTCGCGAGACGGATGATGTACGGCAGCAAGAAGACGCTTGACCTGATGGAGGAAGAAGGCCGCACGGCGGTATCCGGAACGGAGATGGCGTCGGAGCTGGATGTGAAGATGATCGAACTCCAGAAGGAGCGGCAGAAGTTTTTCGACCAGCGGATGGCTTACAATAAGCTGCTGCGGGAGCGCGCACGGGAAGAAGAGCTGAACGAGATTATCGAGCGCTGCGTGGCGTCCGGCAATCTGCCGGAGCTCCATTATGAGCCGCCGCTTGATATCGTGATCAGCGACAACACGCTGCTGATCAGTCTGAACGATCTGCACTACGGCGCGAATATCGATAACGCCTGGTGCAAGTATAATTCCGAGATCTGCGCAGAGATGATGGAGCATTATCTCGACGAGATCATACATATCGCAAATATCCATATGAGCGACGACTGTGTGGTATGGGCGGCCGGTGATAGCATATCAGGATTCATACACCGCAGCATTCAGGTATCCAATAAGGAAAACGTGATTGAGCAGGTCATGGGTGTGAGCGAGCTGATCGCCCGGTTTATCGCGGAGCTCAGCCGGCATTTCAGCACGGTGCGCTTTGTGAGTGTCGCCGGGAATCACAGCAGGATCGAGCCGAACAAAGACAACGCCATTACAGGCGAGCGGCTGGACAATCTGATCGAGTGGTATCTCGCGGCGCGGCTGCAGAACTATGAGAACGTCATCATCGACGACAGTCACAAGCTGGACAACACAATGAGCCTGTTCGAGGTGCGCGGGAAGAAATACTGCCTGGTGCACGGGGACTTCGACACTTCGGCAGCCAAGATGCAGGCGCTGCAGCAGATGGTGCGCGAGCCGATCTACGCCGTGCTGAGCGGGCACATGCATCATAATCAGACGAATGTGGTGCAGGGTATCCGGACCGTCATGGCCGGGAGCTTCCAGGGTATGGATCAGTTCTGCGTGGAGAAGAGAATCGTAGGACAGCCTGAGCAGATGGTATGCGTCTGCGATGAGAGCGGTATCGTGTGTCATTACGACATCGAGCTTGCCGGCTGAATATATTGATACAAACGCGGTGACCGCAGGCTGTCTGTTATCAGGCGGTGGACGGCGGAGCTGTGTGAAACAATTCATCGGGGCGCGCGTTTGCGGACGCGCGCTTGCCGGGACGGCATTTCGTCGTCCCGGTCTCTATATTGCGAGTTGGAGGAGCGGTTTCCTTGCGGGCCTCATAAGCCCGAGACGTAAGTTCGAATCTTACACCCGCAACCATTGCGCATGCGTTCAGCGAGACCGAGTAGTCTGCAAACGCAGGATGAAAGCAGTACTGGCGCATGGCAAACAACGAAAGAAGCGCTTATGATATCGCGAGCGCTGTACGGGCGGGGCTGCTGCTTCGCTCTATTCAGGAGCGGTATCACATTGTGGAAATCAGGACGGGTCCACCTTTGGGCTCCCCGTAACAGTCGATGACACATATATTTATCAATTTGTGGACGCCGTAATGGGAAGGAGCCAAACCCATCCGGTGTAACCGGAGGAAGTGGAGACACACGCCTTCGCCGGTGCAAATCCGGCCGCGTTCGCAAATCATTTTCGGAGGTGACATTATGGGCAGGAGCACGAAGATGAATTCCATCACCTCTCCGGAGAAGCTCGCCCAAGTCAATCCGGAGAACATGCAGCTCATGCGTGAGTTTTTAAACTATCTGCGCTCGGTGCAGCGCAGCGAGACGACGATCCACGGGTACGAGAACGATATCCAGATCGCGTGGGTGTGGTGTCTCGAACACAACGGGAACAAATACTTTGTCGACTGGACAAAGCGCAATATCGTCGCGTATCAGAACTGGCTGTTGTACAACAATGAAAACAGTCCGGCCAGAGTGCGCAGGATGAAGGCGTCGCTGTCTTCGCTCGCAAACTATGTAGAGAACGTCCTCGACGACGAGTACCCGAATTTCAGGAATATTATCAACAAGATCGAGAACCCGGTGAACCGCCCGGTACGGGAGAAAACTGTCTGGGAGGAGAGCCAGATTGAAGATCTGTTGAATCAGCTGGTTGAAAAGAAACAGTACGAGAAGGCGTGTATGCTGGCGCTTGGCGCATACAGCGGCAGGCGCAAGGCGGAGCTTTGCAGATTTCGCGTGTCGGATTTTCAGCCGGACAAGCTGGTCTGCGGCGGGGCGCTGTATAAGAGCACGCCGATCAAGACCAAAGGCCAGGGCGGCGGAAAGATTATCCCATGCTATACCCTGGCGAAGAAGTTTCAGCCATATCTGGATTATTGGATGAAGGAGCGCGAAGAGCGCGGTATCGAAAGTGAATGGCTGCTCCCGGATCCAGCGAACCCGAAGGAGCAGGTTTCCATCTCAACGATGAACAGCTGGGCGGATACGTTCAGCAGATTATCCGGTGAGAATTTTTACTGGCATAGCCTTAGACATCTATTCACAACCAGCCTTGCGAAAGCAGGCATTCCGGACGGAGTCATCCAGACAATCGTGAATTGGGAGTCCGCAGATATGGTACGGATCTACAAAGATATCGATGCAGACGAGGAGATCGGGATGTATTTCCAGGACGGCGAGATCAAAGCGCCGGAGCAGAAATCTCTCGACGACCTCTGACCGGACGGAATGAAGGAGTGAATGAAATGGTAAGAAAAGAACTAATCCGGCGCATGGCGGAAGTCATGCGCGAAAACGACATCCGTAAGCCGATTTCCATCCCGAAACAGGTCTTCCATATTTCGGATGACGAGGGAAATCACAAGGACTTTACGGTAAAGAAGATTGACAAGACCGTGCTTTACACGGCGGACGACATTGAGGCGATTCTGGACACGCTGCAGTTTGTGATCCAGGAGGCGGTCAAGGCCGGCGAAGAGATCAGCATCCGCGGTTTCGGCACGCTCGGCCTGCGCTACCGCAAGCCGAGGATTCAGCGCAATGTGATGGACGGTCAGCCGGTTGAGGTTGAAGGGCGGTATGTCCCGCATTTTCTCTGTGGCAATGATCTGAAACGATGCGCGCAGGTGTACGAGCAGTCCCTGATTGACCGTAAGATCAATGAGCCGCTCCCCATCTTCCATGAGATCGAGGACGGTGAATAAGCGTGGCGATTGAAGTCGGATCCGAGAAAGCGATCTGCTGCCGCTGCGCGACGGCGTACGGCAAACGCAGAGGAAACTTCCCGGTCAGCTACGCGGCGATGTACAAGGGCAGCGGGTATCTGCCAATCTGCAAGAACTGCGTGGAAACGATGTATCTCGACTATCTTCAACAGTGCAACGGAGACGCCAAGCAGGCGGTGCGGCAGATGTGCAGGAAGCTTGATCTCTACTGGAACGAGCAGATTTTCGACACGGTGGAGCTGAAGGCGACGACGCGCACCGTGATGACGAATTACATGACGCGCATCAACAGCATCAAGTACGCCGGTAAATGCTATGACGATACGCTGCTGTCGGAGGGCGCCATGTGGCGCTTTGATAAGCCAGTGCAGACGCAGACGCGCGGTGAGACACAGCCCGCGTCCACGGACGACAGCACGCTGCGTGCGGAGCCGGAAGACAGAGCAGTTGCGATCGAGGATATTCCGACCGAGGTCATTGAATACTGGGGGCCGGGGTATACGCCGGATATGTACCAGGATCTGGAGCAGCGGCGCATCTACTGGATCAACAACCTGCCGGACGGGATTACGCCGGACGTCGGAATGGAGGCACTGATTCGACAGATCTGCAGCCTGGAGATCGATATCAACAAGTGCAGGGCGGACGGCAGAGCGCCGGACAAGCTGATCAATACACTGGACAAGCTGATCAGTTCGATGAATCTGAAGCCTGGACAGCGCGGAGACGAGGCCGGGTTTGAGAAGACACCGTACGGCGTGTGGATCGACCGGCTGGAGCACGACAAGCCGGTGCCGGACGTCGATCCGGAACTGAGCGATGTGGACGGGATTATCCAGAAGATCAGCATCTGGTTTTACGGGCACGCGAGTAAGATGCTCGGCATCAAGAACATGTTCTGCAAGCTCTATGAAGACAAGATGAACGAATACAGAATCGAACGCGCAGAGACGGACGAAGACGATGATGACGAGGAACTGTTCAACAGGATCTTCGGAGGCGGTGACGGATGAACGGCCGGTATGGCAGGATCCTCGAAGGGGTCGCCCTGTGGACGGCGTACTACCGCGCCAACATGCATCGGTTCGCGAAGGACTATCTTCATCTGGATCTGAAGTGGTTTCAGAAGATTCTGCTGTATATGATGAACATCAACCTTGTGGCGGTATACATTGGCAGCCGAGGTTAATTGAAAAGTGTTTCAATGAGGGATTTGGAGGATAGCAACCTCCCATCCCTCCTAATTTTTTAGGAGGGATATATATGAGAAAGATATTCAACGACGAGCAAATCCAATTTATTAAGGACAATTATCAGACTATGTCATATCGTGATCTCGCAAGCGCACTCGGTAATTACACCGAGAGGCAGGTCTGCGGGAAGATCAACGGTATGGGTCTGACGAAGATCAGAAAATTCAACGATAGGTACTTCGAGGAAATTGACAGCGGTGATAAGGCATATTGGCTTGGGCTGCTGTATGCAGACGGATGGGTGATCAATAACGTCGAGAGCAGTACTTATGAAGTCTCCATAGAGCTTCAGAAAAACGACGGCTATCTACTTGAGCAGCTGACCGAAGCGCTTGGAGGCGTACATAAGGTAACATACAAGCACAGCGATACAACATTCAACGGGTATCACTACGAGACGGACGAAGCTGTACTGAGAATCTATTCCAAGAAAATGGTTCATGATCTTATCTCGCACGGAGTTGTCGAACGCAAAACAAAATCTGACGAGTATCCAAGATGTGATTTATTCACACGTGATTTTATCAGAGGGTTCCTTGACGGAGACGGCTGTATCTACATCGACCATACTCGGTGTAAGCCATTGACCATGGTGCATTTCACCAACAGTAATATAGCGCTGTTGAATTACCTGAATGAAAGAATCCGTGAGGAGATCGGCATAACAGGCACAGTCTATACGGAAAAAGAATATAAGCACAGGCTTATGTATTTCCGTCAGGATGATGTGCGCGCCTTATTGAATTGGATCTACGACGACGTATCTGGCCCGATGCTTACAAGAAAGTATGACAAATACATTGAAACATGTGGCCTCGCCGCATAGTAATATGCGGGCAATAAGCGGGCAAAATCGGTGAACGCTGAGACGCCAACACCGAGGTAACGATTCGGATTGCGAAAGGTCGGATCGTACCGTAACGCATAGGTAGTGAACAAATATAATCTACCCACGAGTGTCCGCCATCCCATAGGGATGAAAATATATGCTGAACTTACAGGAATCAAACTGTAAGAGCTATCGGATAAAAAGCCGATGGGGTAACAATTTGCAGGGGAAAACCTGGATCTGCGCGGTGTTCTGCTGCTGCAAGGCGATTTTATATCCGCATTCAAAAATATGCCTCGCGTCAGGAACGCGAGGTCAAGCGTATCAGATTCTCGAAAAGATACAGACAGATCTCATTCCCTGCTCCGACGCGTACGGCAAGGAGCTCAGGGGCGAGATCGACTGGAAGGCGTCCAAGTTCAATGGGACGCAGGCGATTGTGTACTTCCGGAACGGGAGCTTTATCAAGGTGGTCACCTCCGGCGAATCCGCCCGAGGCAACCGAGCGCACGTTCTGATTCTGGATGAGTTCCGCCTCATCGACAAGGACACGATCGACACCATTCTCAGAAAGTTCCTCTCCTCCAAGCGCGAACCGCTCTATTCCGAACTCACGAAAGAAGAGAAAGCCGCGCAAAAGGAGAAAGAACGACTTCAGACCTTATACTTCAGCTCCGGTTATTACCAGGATCACTGGAGCTACCGGAAGAGCGCGGACACCTTTGTCCGTATGCTGAACGGGCGGAAGGAATTCATCGTCGGCCTGCCGTGGCAGCTTGCCGTTGAAGAAGGCATGCTTGAGATGGACGACGTGGAAGCCCAGATGTCGGAGGCCGACTTCACGGAAGTGAAGTGGGCCATGGAGATGGACGCCATGTTCTGGGGAGCCGGCGACGGTTCCTTCTTCGAATATGACACCGTCGCGAAGAACCGCCACCTGAAGTACCCGATGTATCCGGCAAGGATCGCGGACAAGGTAGCAGGCACCAAGAACGCGAACCTTGTGCGTATCCAGCCGAAAGCGGCCGGAGAGCTCCGCATCCTCTCGGCGGATATCGCGTTGATGAGCTCGAAGAAGCACAACAACGACGCGACCGCCATCTTTATCAACCAGATGACGCCGACCAAATCCGGACGGCACACGCACAACATCATCTGGACGGAAAGTATGGAGGGCAGGCGTGCGGACGACCAGGCGCTGGTGATCCGAAAGCTCTTTGACGAGTACGACTGTGACTACATCGTGCTGGACTGTGGCGGCGTCGGCATGAGCGTGTACGACGCGCTGGCAAAAGACATCGTCGACCCGGATACGGGCGAACAGTACCCGGCACTCTCCTGCTGCAACGACCCGGCGATGGCGGAGCGCTGCACGGTGATCGGAGCGCCGAAGGTGATCTGGTCGATCAAGGCAAGCGCGCAGATGAACAACGACTGTGCGGTGCTGCTGCGCGAAGGATTCCGAAGCGGAAGAATCCGTCTGCTCATGAATGAGTATGACGCGGAGGAGCTGCTGTCGGAGATCGGCGGATACCAGAAACTGAATCCGCCGGAGAGGCTTCAGCTGCAGAAACCGTACATCAACACGACGCTGCTGGTGAACGAGCTGGTGCAGCTGCAGCACGAGGAATCCAACGGCAGGGTAAAAATCTATGAAAAGACGGGAATGCGGAAGGACCGTTATTCCAGTCTTGCCTATAACTATTACGTGGCGATCCAACTGGAGAACCGGATCGGCAGGCGCAGCTTCACGGACGCGTCTGTCGCCGATACTTTTGTAATCAAGCCACCCAAGACATTCAACAGAAAGGCGGTGAGCAGGACATATGGCGGCACGAGGAACCGCGCGTGGTAATAACAAACAGAAGGACTTCGCAGGCGAGATCGGGATCTCAAGGAACTTCGCGTCTCTGAACAGGCTGATCCTGAGAGACCTGAACAACTACACCAACGCGCCTACCTTCACACTGTTTACCAAGGATGATATCGCAAAATATCTCACCAACCCGTATCGCTATGAGAAGCAGCTTCGCATGGCGGTCAAGTATATCTATAACGCGAGCTCACACTTCCGCCGGCTGATCCAGTACTTTGTCGGGCTCACGCTCTGGGCGTACGTAGTGGAGCCGTACCGGATTGATCCGAACAAGGCGAACGTGCGCATCACCAATAACAACTACAGGCGCGTGCTGAATCTGCTCAGCACGATGAACATCGATTCGCAGTTTGCGGACGTGCTGACGGTCTGCCTGCGCGAGGACGTCTATTACGGGACGTTCTGGGTGACGGGCGACGACATCACGCTGCAGCGGCTGCCGAGCGACTACTGCAGGATCGCGACGATCGAGGGATCGGTGGCGAACGTCTGTTTCGACTTTTCGTACTTTGATTCGCACCTGGCGCTGTTGGACAACTATCCGCCGGAATTCCGGCTGAAGTACAACCAGTACAAGAACAACCGGAGGCTGCGCTGGATCGATCTGGACAGTCCGAACTCGTTCGCGGTCAAGTGCAACCGGGATATTCTGGAGTACGCGATTCCGCCGTTTGCGGGTATCCTGCGCTGGCTCTACGACCTGGAGGATTACGAGACGCTGAAGCTCACGAAGACGGCGCTGGAGAATTACGCGATGATCGCGATGAAGATCCCGCTGAACGACGACGGGAGCTGGGGCATCGACCTGGACAAGGCGAAGGAGTTCTGGCGCAATCTCGACGGCGTTCTGCCGGAGGAGATCGGGTCGGTGCTGACGCCGATGGATCTGACGAAGATCAGCTTCGAGAAGTCAAACGCCGGAGACACGAACAACATCGCCGACGCGCATCAGAACATCTTCACGGCGGCTGGCGTCAGTTCCCTGCTGTTCAACAACGAGAAGGCATCGGCGAACGCGCTGCTGCTCTCCATCAAGGCAGACCAGGAGATTACCTACGGCATTGTCAAGAGCATCCGGGATGTGATCAACCGGTTTATCCAGGCGCAGAGCTACGGAAAGAACTTCCGTGTGAACATTCTGAACGTCTCGGTCTATAACCAGAAGGAAGTCGGCGACGCGTACCTGAAGTCCGCGACCTACGGACTGCCGACGGTGTGCGCATATGCCGCGACCTACGGAATCGGGCAGGCGGAGCTGGACAGCATGAGCTTCCTGGAGACGAAGGTGCTGAACCTTCAGAATATCTTCAAGCCGATTGTGAGTTCGACGCAGATGTCGAACAGCACGACGAATCTGGAGAGCGAGGCCGCGACCGACGAGGGCGGCGCGCCGACCAAGGGCGTCGGGGAAATTTCGGAGTCCGGTGAGCAGAATCAGGAAGATGCCTGATGGAAAAGTTTATCTACGTATTTGATGCCGCCGCGCGGGATACGCTCGCGCAGGCGGGATTTTTATTGCTGAAAAGCGATGAGCGGAACCATATGTGGGTCTTTGCGGAAGACGAGAACGTGCGCTTCGATCTGGAGCACGCGGACTTCAGCATGATCCGCTCGGACAAGCTCACGTTTTAGCGGAAGGAGGCTGCGATGGAAGAGACTATGCATCTTACGTTCGCATCATCTTTCGCGGGCATTAAGGAATTTGACTCAAGGTTTGACAGGGGTGTCATGCGCGTCGCCTACCCCGGCGACAACCGCAACGGAAGTTCGATCTCCAAAGAGGATTTCGAGAAATGCATCGGGACGATGCACAACTGCCCGATCGTCTGCCATTACGACCGGGAGACGGACACGCTCGGCGGGCACGATATGGAGCTTGCCAAGGGCGCGGACGGAACGTTCCGGATTGTCAACGCCACCGATCCGGTAGGCGTTGTGCCTGAGAGCGCACGCCACTGGTGGAACTGGGTGACGGATGAGGACGGCGTGGAACGGGAGTACCTGTTCGTGGACGCGCTGCTGTGGAAACGGCAGGAAGCGTACCGGAAGATCAAGAAGGACGGCATCACGGCGCAATCCATGGAGATTACCGTGAACAACGGCAAGAAGATCGACGGTGTCTACCACATCTATGACTTCACGTTTGAGGCGTTCTGCCTCATTGGCGTGGAACCCTGTTATGAAGGAGCCGCGCTGGAGCTGTTCTCCAGCAACGAGTTCAAAACGAAGCTCTCTGAGATGATGCAGGAGCTCAAGGAAACATTTTCTATGGTGACCCCCTCTGCGGAGGTTCACGATACACACCCACAAAACATTCTGACGGAAGGAGGAGAAAAGGTATTGCACGAGAAAACTGAACTGGCCGCGCGCTACGGAATCGATGTAAACGCGCTTGATTTCAGTCTGGACGACTTCACGCTCGAAGAGCTGACGGAGAAGTTTGAGGCGATGCAGGCAACGGCGGAAGAGCCGGAGGCCGCGGAACCGGCAGCCGAACCCGAAGCGACCGAAGAGCCTGAAACGGCAGAGCAGGCGGAGCCGGCGGATCCGGAACCCGCCGAACCGGAAGAGAACCCTGAACCCGCCGCGGAGCCTGAAGCAGACAATTTCGCACTCACCGGCAATGTGCTGAATGAAGTGATGCGGAGTCTGGAACAGGAGACCATGACGGACGACTGGGGGACCTGGCCGCGCTACTGCTACGCGGACTGCGATCTGGACGCGGGTGAAGTCTATTGCTGGGACTGCACGGACTGGCTGCTGTACGGTTTCAAGTTTGCGATGGACGGCGACAACGTCGTGATCGACTTTGAAAGCAAGCAGCGGATGAAGTATGTGATCGCCCCGTTTGAAGAAGGCGAACAGGCGTCCCCGTTTGCGGAGACGTTCCAGCGCATGGCAGAGAAGCTTCAGTCCAGCGCGGAGCTGAACGAGAAATACCAGGCCGCCTCCGACACGATTACGGCAATGGAGACAGAGCTTGGCGAGCTTCGCCAGTTTAAGGCTGACACCGAATCGAAGGCGCTGCAGAGCGCACGGGAAGAAGTCTTTGCTCAGTTCGAAGACCTGATCGGTGTCGAAGCGTTTGAGGATCTGCGCGCGCATTGCGAAGACTACAGCGACATGGATGCGCTGGAGGAGAAATGCTTTGCGATCCGCGGCAGAAACGGAACACCGGCGAAGTTCTCCATGGGAGAGAAAACGCCGAAGCTGAAAGTTGCCCGCGATGAGGACAACTATACAAAGGAGCCCTATGGCGGGCTCTTTGCCCGTTTCGGAATCGAAGCGGAATAATTATTAAGGAGGATATGAATATGGCTAATCATGCAGTCGTACGCCTGGATCGCCTCGAAGGCACCGGCGACAGCAATGCCCTGATCTCTATCGAGTATCTCGGCGCAAACGGAAGCACCCCCACTGATATCGACAACGGCAACGTCCTGAAGCCGGGCGCCCTGATGGCGATCGACGCCACCAACGGTATCTATGAGCGCGAAGTGTTTGTCGGCGCGGCCTGTGCCGCCAACGACAAGCTGGAGAACATCGTTCTCGTCGCTTCTCCTGAAGTGATGTACGACGAGCGTCTCCGCGGTCTCGAAGATTTCTACAATGTGAAGGGTCATGCGGCACGCGCCTATCGTCTGCGTTCCGGCGACATCTTCAGCGTCACCAAAGACGCGCTTGACGGCGTTGCCAGCCCCGCGATCGGCAATGTAGTCGAGCTGAAGGCAGGCACCAAGCTGAACGTTGCGGCTTCCGCTACCAGCGGTTCCACGCAGGTCGGCAAAGTCATCGCGATCGACGTCGTTGGTCGTTATACCTTCTACGTCATCAAGGTTGACTAATCCAAAACCGGAAAAAGGAGGATAGCACAATGGCTAATTTTGATATGAACGAACTGATCAAAGTTGCACGTGACGGCTACAACGGCAGCGTTGAGAAGTTTTCTGTAAAGCAGTCCCAGGATCTTATCCGCGAGGCTCTCGTAGAGGCCAACGGCGGCAAGACCACTCTGGACTATAAGGCAATGCGCCGCGGACAGGGTCAGGAAGTCTTCGCGATCATCGAAGAGCTGATCCCCGCCATCATCCATGAAGGTCTCGTCGGCGACGAGTACTTCATGAACCTGGTTGACTACCGCAACGTCGCCGAGGGCGACTCTCCCCTGTTCCTCGTCGAGGACGACAATCTCTTCACCGTGTCCCGTGCCGCAAACGGTACCCAGGCCATCCGTCGTCAGCGCCTGGGCGGCGTGACCGAGACCCAGATCGAGACCGATCTGTATGTCGTGAAGATCTATGAAGAGCTCAACCGCATCCTTGCAGGCCGCGTCGACTTCAACGTCTTCGTGAACAAGGTCGCCGAGTCCTTCCGCCGCGACATGCTGAACAAGATCTATGCTCTCTGGAGCAACGCAACCGCAGCTCAGATGGGCGGCACCACCTACTTCCCCGCCGCCGGCGCTTACAATGAGAACGCCCTGCTCGACCTCATCGCCCACGTAGAAGCCGCTTCCGGCGGCCGTCAGGCCACCATCATCGGCACCAAGAAGGCGCTGCGCAACCTGAAGGAAGGCATCTTCACAGATCCCGCTCAGGCTGCCAAGGACGAGATCCACAACCTCGGCTACTTCGGAAAGTTCTACGGCACTCCGTGCGTTGAGATTCCTCAGCGTCATCAGGTCGGTTCCACCAATTTCCTGATGAACGACAAGATTCTCACCATCGTTGCCGGCGACGAGAAGCCCATCAAGGTCGTGCGTGAGGGCGAAGGCCTCATCCACATGGGCGATCCGTTCGACAACCAGGATCTGTCTCAGGAGTATCTGTACGGCGAGAAGTACGGAATGGGCATCCTGCTCGCAGGCGGCAATTCCGGCATCGGCCGTTATGAGATGACCTGATCACAGGGGTAATCTGATTATATACCATTCTTATGCCCGCGAGGCCGCACAGGCTTCGCGGGCGCATTACATTAACCGCATGAAAGGATGCTGAAAGAGTATGGCTACTACGACAAGAAAAAGAACGACGGCGAAGACAGCGACTCCTGCCGCAAATACGGAGACCAAGGCGGAAGCACCCGTGAAGGTGAAACCGCAGGAGGTCGACCTGCATCAGTACATTCCGGTCCGCAACGGCTTCAACGGCATGCTGATCTATGTGAGCAGCAGAACCGGCGAGGCGTTCCGCTGGGACAGCTTCGGGGACGAACAAGACATTGAGCTTCTGGAACTTCGCAACGCGAAGAACACCGGGAAGGAATTCTTCATCAACAACTGGTTCATGTTCGACGAGGACTATGACTGGGTTCTGGATTATCTGGGCGTGCGCAACTATTACCGCAACGCGGTGAACGTGGAAGGTTTCGACGAGATCTTCCAGAAGACGCCGGCAGAGATCAAGAAGGTTGTGAAGGAAATGTCCGACGGACAGAAGAAATCTCTGATGTACCGGTCCAAGGATCTGATCGCCTCCGGGGAGATTGATTCCAGGAAGGTCATTGCCGCGCTGGAGGAAGCGCTCGGTATCGATCTGATCGAAAAGTAAGGAGGCGCGCATGAGCATTCCTTACGACGCGTTTACGAACGCGTTTTTAAATAAGATCTCTGAGTTCGAGATGCTGAAGCTCGACGATAACATCAGGACAGAGATCGTTGACGGTTTCCGCAAAAGGGCGGTCAGTGCCTTTAAGAAGAACTGCCGGGTTGACCTTTTCACCACCGCGGATGACGATGAGCGCGTCTATCAGGTTGACGTCAGTGACGAAGACCTGGACGAGCTGGTCGACATCATCTCGGAGGGGATGGTCGTCCAGTGGCTGAAGCCTTTTGTGTACCAGCAGGATCTGCTGCAGAACCTTTTGAATACGCGTGACTATACGCTGTATTCCCCTGCAGAGCTGCTGAAGCGTGTCGGGGACGCTTACAGAGGGGCTCAGAAGGACTATACACAGATGATCCGTGAGTACAGCTATAACCACGGTGATCTGTCGGATCTGCACCTGTGAGCGCAAAAACAAGCATCGGCGGCGAGCTGAACGCGGAGCTGCTGAAGAACTACTTCCATACTCTCGTAAATCAAGTTTACAAGATTCTCCCGATGCGAGAGAAAGAGACGGAGTCTCTCGGGAAGTATATCTGGAGACTGGAGGCGGAGCTGATCGGCGGGTACGGTCTGATCGAAGAGGTTCAGAACGACTCGTACTACGGCAGCCTGCTGAACATTCTCCATTATCTGAATGAGCACGGAAGCGAGTGCCCGGTGGAGCAAGTGAAACAGCTTGTCTTCGAGGGCATCGGAATCTGTGAGAAGCTGAGCAGGCGGTACGCAGAGGACGGTGAGTGATTTGGGCGCATGGGATTCGTACGGCGCGAGGATGGGCGTACACGGCGACACAAGGCGCGCGTCCCATCTGAACCGGGAAATCTGGAGCATCGAGAATCATCTGCCGGACAATCTGTCGTATACGCAGGCGTTTGTCTTTCCGGCGGAAGTCAGCTGCAACGTTCCGACGGGCGACGGCGAGCTTCCGTATGAGAGAAACGTCGCGATCATCAACTCGGACAATCTGAACGAGAAGATGATCATGGCGATGCCGGGCGAAGACATTGAGAACGGGTCGCTGGTTCACTGGATGGATCAGTACTGGCTCGTGACGGAACAGGACGCGAACAACACCATCTATCGCAGATCGAAGATGCTGCAGTGCAATTACCTGCTGAAGTGGGTGACGGCGGCGCATGAGATCTGTGAGCAGTGGGTGGTAACGGAGGACGGCACCAAGTACCTCACCGGCGAGCTTGAGGACCGCACGTTCTTCACTACGCGCGGCGACTCGCGTATCGCCATCACCATCGCGAAAAATTCCAAGACCGTCAAGCTCGGCAGAAAGAACCGCTTCCTGGTGGATGATCTCGGCGGAGATCAGATTCTCGCCTACGCTCTGACAAAACCGCTGAAGTTCGCCGGCGTCTACGGCGGACACGGCGTGTACAAATTCGTCCTTCAGGAGGTCGACACCTCGGACGACGACAACACGGAACTCGGCATCGCCGACTACTATCAGCATTTCCTGCACGAGCCGGATGAAAACGGCAACCCGGTCCTGAGACCGGAGGCCGAAGCAATCCCGCTCGATCCCGCGGAAGGCTCCGGAAGGAGGCGCTGGGTCTAATGTATCTGGACGAATTTCAAAACTATAAGAATCAGCTGCTGGACGATCTCTCGAAGAATCCGGAGATCGTGCGGCTGCTGAGCGATAAATACGAACAGGATCCGCAGGAAAGCATCGAGACGCTGTATCGGAAACAGATCTTCCCGTTCGAGCATGTCCCTGACACGATTGAACAGGGATCGACCTTCCTCTGCTTCAACGTCGGTATTAACCGAATGTCGGAGCGCCGGGAAGCGCCGTCGAACAAGATGATCTATACACCGATCATTTACATCTGGGTCTTTACGCACAAGAGTCTGTTCTTCCTGCCGGACGGCGGCGTACGGGCGGACCGTCTCGTCATGGAGATCGCGAAGACCATCAACGGAAGCCACAACTACGGCATGGGCAGTCTTGAGCTTTTCAAGCTGGACAGCTTCGCACCGCTGACGGATTATCAGGGATACCGGATGATCTTTGACGCGACGGACTGGAACCATCCGAGTCCGGACCGCAGGCCGTGGCCTTCCAACCGGAGGCTCGGCGTATGACAGGAACCTGCCTGCTTTACGGAAGCAGCATCCCTGTCACAGAACAGATCAGCATCACGGTCCCGACGGTCGGCGATATCCTCGACCATGAAGACGACTACTACGCGATGGTATCCATGCTGACGGCAATGCCGATCGACTTCATGGTGCAGCTCGACGATATGGGCGTGGACTTTACCACGATCAATGACTATGAGCTGTTTCTGATCCTGTTCGGAACCATCCGTGAAATGGATACCAAACTGATTTTCGGAGATCTCGATCTGAAACGCTTTGAACTGGCAAAGCACATCGAGTCCGGCATGCCTGTCATCTATGATGAGGCGGACGACATTGTGATCGACCGCGTCGTACAGACGAAGATCGCCACAACGCTGCGCGAGATTCATCATCTGGAGAAGGACGTCCGGAAGCCCGGGAATCAGGAAGCCAAGGAATACCTGCTGGAAAGAGCGAGAAAGAAACTCAAGCGCCGCAAGAGACGTAAGGAGAAATCTCAGCTTCAGCAGCTGATCGTAGCAATGGTGAATACGGAGCAGTTTAAATATGATTTTCGCGGGGTGCGTGACCTCACGATCTATCAGTTTAACGAAAGCGTCCGTCAGATTCAGCATAAGATCGACTACGACAATAAAATGCACGGGATCTACGCGGGAACGGTAGACCCGAAGAAGATCAACCAGGACGATTTAAACTGGCTGATTCATAAATAATTAAGGAGGAAACTATTATGGTAGATATTGTCATTACCAGCCTTGAGACCATCAACGCTTTCGATATCACCACCGGCAATTTCCTGTTCACCCTGGATGAACTGCAGTCCGCGTCCATCGCCCAGGGTCAGGAAAAGGTCGACATCACCGGTAAGCAGGGCCGTAAGCTCAGCTCCATGAAGCGTAACAAGACCATGACCATCTCCGGCTCCAACGGTATGCTCAGCTTCGGTCTGATCGAGATGCAGACCGGTTCCAAGTTCCAGAGCAAGGACGCCGAGCCCGTCATGTGGTACGACTTCCTGGAAGTCCAGAACAACACCGCTCAGACGAAGTATAAGGGCATCGGCACCGCCGGCGCTGAGATCGTGGAGCTCTACGTTCTGGAGACTATCGGCACCATCCGCACCTCTCTGGAGCAGGCTTCCGCCGCTGCCGAGGGCAAGTTTGCCTACGATCCCGATACCAAGACCCTTACCTTCTCCGGTATCGCCAACGGTACTCAGATCGCTGTGTACTACAAGCGGAAAGTCGCTGCCGACGTTCTGTCCAACAAGAGCGACGTCTACTCCGGTAAGTGCGAGCTCTATGTCGACTGCATCGGTGAAGACAAGTGCGCGAACCTGTATCGCGTGCAGATCCATATCCCCAAGGCCGACTTCAACGGCGAGTTCTCTCTGGACTTCGGCGACGACCAGAGCGTCCACAGCTTCGAGGCCGAGGGTCTGTCCGGTGCCTGCGGTGCCGGCTCCACCTACTGGGATATGATCGTGTTCGGCGAGAACGCCGCCGACGCAGCCTGATCACAGACTGACGGAGAATTATGGCAATCGGAATAAAAGTATGCAAGGTATGCGGCAAGGAATACGAAGCATGTCATACTTTGCGGCCAAATCTAAACAATGAATTCCGCTGGCAGGATGTCGCATGCTCGCCTGAGCATGGCGAAGAGTACCTCCGGCAGATTCTGATCTCTCGCGGCAAGCTGCCGGCTGAGCCCGTACAGGCCGAGCCGGCGGCTGCCGAACCGGAAGAAGCTCCGGCACAGGCGAAGGCGCAGAAGAAGCGCCGTCATAAGAAACAGGCATCTGCCGAAGACGCCGCCCCGGTAGAGGGAAACTAAATAAGAAGGGAGGCAGCTCAGGCTGTCTCCTTTTTTTTACATAGAAAGGAGCGGGAATGAGGACAATCAAACTCGTTTTTGACGACGAGACGCTCCGCCGGTACGAAGAGGAATGCTACTTCGTCAAGCACCCGCGCGCGAACAAGAAGCCGCTCGCGCACCCGTATCACGAGAGCATCAATCAATGGATGATCATGAAGCGCCCGATGATGAACGCGCTCAAACAAAAATGGAAAGACTTCGGAGTCTGGTTTATCGAAGACCAAGGTTACACTAACCTACGCATTGACCAATGCGAGATGATTTACACGACATATTATCAGACACATCGGCGTCACGATACCGATAACTCCGTTCCGAAGTTTTTCACGGATTCACTGGTCGAGTCCGGTTTTATTGTGGATGATGATTTCAGGCATCTGAGATCACTGACGTTGAGGTGCGATGTCGACCCGGAACGACCGCGCACGGAGATACTGGTAAAAATATACGATACAAAGGAGAACAAAAGAAATGGCACAGAAAGAAATGAAAATGATCTCGATTGAAAAGATGGACGAAATTATGAACGACTACTTCCCTGCCGAAGAAACCGTCGATTTTCACGGTGAGGAGCTTACGGTGCAGAAGCGCATCCCATTCGCACTGGTCTGCGAGATGGTAAAGAAGGTGGCGGATTCCTGCTTCAATGAGGACGGCGAATACAGCCCGGAGGTGCGGGACTTCGCGCTGAGGCTCTGCTGCGTGGAAGCGTATACGAACGTGCGCCTGCCGGAGAACAACGTGGAGCATCAGTATGAGATCGTCGGCAGATCGGATCTGTGGTTCCGGATGCTGCAGGTGATCGACCAGGATCAGATGGACGAGATCAACAACGCGATTCAGGACCGCATCGACGCGAGACTGGACGCCAACCGTGCGGCGTTTGAGCACGATGTGAACCGGATGCTGGATGCGGTGAACGACGTCGGCAAGCAGGTCAGCGATCTGTTCAACAACGTCAGCACCGAGGATATTCAGAAGCTGGTCGGCGCTCTGGGTGAGCACGGCGTGGATGAAGAGAAGATTGTGCAGGCGGTCGTTGCGGAGCAGAACAAGGCGAGAGAAGCGAAGGCCGAGGAGGCTACGGATGGCGAGTAATCCGAGGCCCGTTTTCAAGCATCCGATTCCGGGGAGGACTTCTCCCACAACTGAAGCGGCAGAGATACAACGGATTACAGCAGAGCAGCTCTGCGCCGCAGTCACTCCAAAGAAAGAGGCTATTCAGGTTAAGTGGGAAGGCAATCTTCCGCTCACCGTAAGAACAATGATCTCCATAGAAGAGGCCGCGAAGTTTACGGATGCGGTATTACAGACGTGCTGGATTGATGAGGGTTATTACTATGAGGTTATGGACTTCGCATTCCGGTGTGCTGTGATCACTTATTATTCCAACGTCCAGCTCCCGGAAGGGGCTGAACAGAAATACGAAATGGTATACGGAACCGATCTATACGGTACGATTTTGAAATACATTAATCGGGATCAGGTAGAGGCGCTGTCAGAAGCAATCAAAATGTATCTTGACAGATAACTGGAGGTGAGTCGATGGCCGCTACGTTTGAGTACAATGTTGATATCGACGGGTTCTTTGACAAGATTATCGAGCGTTCACAGAAGAAGATCAATCAGGCCGTCGACGACGCCCTGACAGAATTGTTTCGTGAAGTGAAGAATGAACTTGGAGAGGTCTACAGACAGGTTATTCAGGAATACTATGAAGATTATGTGCCGCAGTTTTATGTGCGTCATCACAGTCTTTACAATCTGATTCAGTTTACGGAGAATCCGGACGAGATTGAATGGGCTTTTTATCCGGAGAAGGCCACGCCGCTTGAGCGCGATTATGGCACTGTATATAAATCTTCGTTTTTATACGGCTGGCACGGCGGCGCATCCGGCGAGGATCATAACGGTGAAAGTGTCAGCACGCCGCATTGGAGGACGCCATATCCGTGGCTTTTCCAGACTATGGGGAGTCCCAGAAGAAGGGCGTCTGTAGGATACTGGCGCTGGGGCGATGAAGCCTATAAATCTGCGTCGCCGTACGAAACATGGGAAGAGCGGAGAGCGGATTATATCCGCGAAAACGGGCGGCCAATGTTTATCCGAATTCTTCAGCAACATATTAACGATATTAAATGGTTTTAATCAGGAGGTGATTGTGTGGCTGGTGTAAACGGAGGTAAATTAACCAAGGGCGATTTCATGGGCGAAGGTAATATTCTTATTACCGCTACCATGGACCCTCAAGCGAAAAAGGCCATTACGGACTTCCTTGGGAGTTTAAACCAGATCGTAAAGGGCGATAAACTCGGGCAGTATTTTGATAATCTGTCCAACGTGTCTTCAAAGTTTGCCGCGTCGCTGCAGAGATTCAAGAAAGAGACGGATAATATCAGTTTTGCAAAATCACTTGTAAACGATTTTAACGCTCTGGAAGGAATCGCGCAGGCGGACGGAAAGAAACTGCAGGATGTTCTGAAGGGAATCGCAGGCGGATACGACAGCGTGATGCAGTCTGTCGAGCGCGCGAAGACCGTCGCAGGCAGCAGCAGCTTTGACGGCATCACTGCGAAGGCAGTACAGGACTTTGTGACGTCCGGGCGCGTCATTGAAGAATGGGGCGCTAACGTAAAACGCATCATCGAGGGCGTCACGATGAACACGTCGACGGAAGAGCTTCAGACCAGAATCAAAGAGTTGAATGAAGCGCTTGCCATTTCCAACACGGAAAAGGATAAAGCGGCGGCGGCAATTGATCGTTATAAGAAAGCAGCTGAAGAAGCGGCCGAAGCTGAGCGCCGGATGAAGGAAACGTACAATGAGACGTTTTACGGCGACGAGTATCAGGAGCTGGCAAACAAGGCGGAGAAATATAACGAGGTTGTACAGCGCAATGTCGAAGAAGTAAAACGCTTTATCGAGGTAAGCAAGCTCGGCACATTCGATCAATGGCGCGGGCTTAATGAAGCTGTAGACTACGATGGGATTCAAGCCGTTCTTGATACAGTTGAGCGCGGATCCATGGATGCGAGTACCGCAATTGTCCGCCTGAAGGAAGATTACGGAAGTCTTATTGATTTGTCGAGCACCAAAGATATCGGAGAGGATAAAATCCGTCATCTGGAGTCTGCCGTTCAGGAGACTGTATCGATTGTAAGAGAGCTGAAGGATACGGTCGGCAACGCCGGTTTTGGAAGCTCAGACGGGCATACCGTTTTGGATAGGGCGCTCGGCGACAGCGAAGAGATCAGAGGCGACACCGAGGCGCTTAGAGCGGCGCAGAATGTTGTCGTTAATTTACTTAACTCTTTTGCAGCGGGCGGGAATGGCGTAGAAACAGAACGTACTGCGATTTCCGGACTCGTCACGGCGCTGAAAGAACTTGCCACCGTTGACGTACAGGGGCTTACCTTAACATCTGATATACTGCGGCGTTTGCCGAATATGGCGAATATCCGTGTGAATACAGACCAGATGGACAATCTGTCGCGCTCTCTCAAGAGTCTTGCACAGCTGTCCAAGGATATGGATTTCTCTGCGCTTACTACGCTGACAAATGTAAATCTTAGCGGATTCAGCAACCTAAGTGTCAGCAAGGCGAGTATGTCTAACCTCGCGACATACCTGCCGCAGATTACCGGGAGCAGCGTTGATATTGATAAGCTCCGCGCGCTGACAACGATCAATCTTTCCAACTTTAACAAAGATAATCTCAGCGTCAGTAATGCTGCGTTCAAGCATCTTCAGGAACTTGTCCAGACGATACAGGGGGTATCGAATACGCCGGTTGCAGGGCCGAATCTTTCCGGTCTTGACAGTGCGGCTCAGACAATCGATCAGGTCACGCAGAAGGTCAAGCAGGAGAAGGAAGCGTATCGCGAAAGCAACGAGGCGAAGAAGGAAGATGTGGCAGCTTCCGAGGCTGCGGCCAAGGCAGAGGATGATAAGCGCAAGATTTCGGAGCTCTTGGCAGAAGCGCTGAAGCGTGAGAAGGAAGCTACCAACGGTACGAGCAGCTCTGCCGCAAAGCATACTGATGTGATCAAGCAGCAGGAAGATGCGATGTGGGAGGCGTACCGTGCTGAACAGGGTATGCATAATAAATCCGCCGCAGAGACTGAGGCAGAGGTTGATCGTGAAATAGCCGCATATAATAAACGCCTGGATGCACAGCAGGCAGCGGCGGATAAAGCGCAGAAGGCCTGGGAGAAAGAAGAAGCGGCTGCGATGGCGGCCGCAGACAAAAAGGCAGATGCGGAAGAGCGTGCCACTCAGCGCAAGATCAAAGCGGCAGAAGACGCCGCTGCCAAAATTGCCGCCTCGGAGCAGAAGGCCGCGGAAGCTGCTATCAAACGCACGGCGTACGATGACGCAAAGCGCGCGGTTAATCAGTATTACGATTTACTTTCAGCTCAGAATAAAGATCCTTCAAAGCGCGCAGACGTCGTCATGACGGATGCCGGCTGGGCGTCAAAGTCAGGACTATATGCGGGTTTTGCCCAGCAGCTGAATGACGCGACCGCCGCGTTCAATATGCTCACGGATGCGCAGAATAAGAACAATCTCTCCGGTCAGCAGGTTGCGGCAATTAATGAGCTGATCGCGACGCGTCAGAAAGAATACGCACTTGCGGTAGAAAATACAGCGGCAAAAGAAGCAGAGCATGCGCAGAAGTCCGAAGAACTTACCCAGAAGAAGCAAGCAGAGGCCGAGGCCGCACGCGCCGCGAAAGAGGCGAAGCAGCAGGAGGCGGAAGCGACCAAAGCGCAGGCGCAGGCGGAACGCGACGCGGCGAAAGCGGCGAAAGAGACAGAGCAGAACGCGAACCGAAAAAAGAATTATACCACGCAGCTGAATAGTCTTCTTGTTAAATGCGAGGCAGCGGAGCGGAAGTACGCGGCGGCAGCAAAGATCGCCAACGCGAAAGAACACTATGAAGGCATCCAGCGTACCAAAGAAGAGGTGGAAGGTCTTCTTCGCAAATTGGATGAACTGGACCCGAATCTTGACGAGGTCGCGGCCGGTCTTCGCAACTGTACGGAGGAATACTCCAAGAACAGCACCGCGCTGCAGACGAACAGCAGTCTTGTCGGCCGCTGGGTAACCAACGGCATGCAGCAGCTGACTTCGCGGCTGCAGTATTCGCTTGGCCTCGCGGCGATGGTTTACAAGGCCGTTGGCGAAGTCAAGAAGATGGTCACAACCGCTGTTGAACTCGACAGCGCGATGAACACGCTGCAGATCGTCACGAGGGCTTCCGGTGCGGAGATGGACGCATACGGCAAACGCGTATCGTCCATGGCGAAGGAGACCGCTCAGGCGACCAAAGACCTGATCGACGCAACCACGGTGTATGCGCGGCTGGGATATTCGATGGATGAATCGGCGATCCTGAGTAAATACACAGCGATGCTGCAGAGTGTAGGTATTTATATTGCCTAACTACATAGTAATATGTAGCAAGAAGATAGCTATATCGGTCAAAGGAGAATTGGCTTTATCTCAGAGACCGAGGGAAGACAGAGTATTTAAGAAATAATTTATGGAGTGATCATATACAACTAATCGATTTAACCGGTCAGCGCTTTAATATGCTGACTGTAATGTACCGTGCCCCAAACAATGGCAGACGAACCATGTGGCATTGCAGATGTGACTGTGGCAACGAAACGGACGTCGAAGCGTATAAGCTGAAAACAGGCGCCACAAAGTCATGCGGGTGCAAGCTGCATGAGCCAAACGTAAACAGAATCGATCTGACAGGAAAGCGATTCGGACGTCTGGTTGTCACAGAAATGGACTGGGCTAAGTCCGGTACAAGATGCTACTGCAAATGCGACTGCGGAAATGAACTGTGGGTTGCATACAGCAGTCTGCAGCAGGGCATCACAAAATCGTGCGGATGTTATAAAAGAGATCACGCAGGCGAACATTCGAGAACAGATTTAACTGGTCGACATATTGGATTTCTTACCGCAGTTGAACGTATCCCGATACCGGGAGGACACACAAAATACAGGTGCGTCTGTGACTGTGGAAATGAAACCGTTGTTGACGGGCCGAACTGGCTGAACGGTTCGGTCTGTTCTTGCGGATGTCAGCGCTTCAAGTCGAAAGGCGAACGCTTTATCGAATCGGTATTGACGGAGAATCATATAGAGTTTGATCCGCAGCACAGATTTGATGATTGTAAATACAAGCGCGAACTGCCGTTTGATTTCTTTTTGCCGGACTATAATGTTTGTATCGAGTACCAGGGAATACAGCATTATCAGCCAGTCGATTGGTTCTGTGATGACACAGACACATTTGAAGATCGCCAGCTGCGCGATCAGATCAAAAGAGAATACTGCAAAGATAACGGAATCTCCTTGATCGAGATTCCATATTTTTATAATAAGGCAAAGATCAAGAACACTATCATAAATACTCTGAACCCGTAGAGACTGTAACACCATGCATGGTAACATGTATGGTTTCGCTATCCCCCTACTCATAAGAGAGGGTGAAGATCCAGTCCGAACTCACGTATAAGCCAAATAAGCGTGAGAGGCAGGGAGAAATCGCCTGCCCGCCGTATGAACATACGGTCAACAAGTAACAGAATGGATATCGACGCATCGTCTGCGCAGAATGCAATCACGGCAATTATCAAAGCTTTCGACAAAGGCGTCAACGATATTGAAGACGTTATGGATAAGATGGTTCTTGTCGGTAACGGCTTCCCAATTTCAGTGGCTCAGATTGCCGAAGGTATGAACAACGCCGGCAGCATGCTGCATGTTGCCGGGAACAGCTTTGAAGAATCCATTGCACTGTTAACAGCAGCTAACAGTACCATACAAAATATCAGCAAGGCTTCCACCGGCCTTCGTACCATTGCGGCGCGTATCCGCAAGACGACGACCGGAGAGGACGACGAGGGCGAGATCGTCGAAGAGGCGAAGTATCAGGAAATGATCAACGCCCTGACGAAGCACCGCGTCAGTCTGATCGACGAAGAAACCAAACAATATAGAAGCACCTACGAGATTATCAAGGACATTGCTGCCGTCTGGGGCGAAATGACCTCTATGGAGCAGGCAGCGGTCGTTGAGGCGCTCGCAGGTACAAGACAACAGAATATTTTTGCGAGCCTCATGACGCAGTTCGGCACTGCTGAGGACGCCGTCGAGCGAATGAAAGACAGTGCAGGCGAACTGCAGGAAGCATACGACATTCGTATGGAGAGCATTCAGGCTCATATCAACACCCTGAAAGCGGCGTTCGATGAGCTGGCGATGAAAGTCGTTAATAGCGATTTTGCCAAAGGCGTTGTTGATATTGTCACAAAAATCATCGAAGGCCTGACGGCATTGATTGATAAGATCGGCGGTGTTGGTGTCGCGCTTGCGGCGCTCGGTGGGCTTGCGGCTGTGAAATTCATTACAGGCGGCGGGCTTGAAGGCGCAATTCTCAGCGTAACTAAAACCGTACTGAAACTCGGCGAAGCGTTTGCAATGCTTCCAGAGCTTCTTGCTGTTGCAGGTATTGTCGCAAGTATCGCAGGTCTCGTCGCAATCGTAAAGGAGCTGAAGAAACGATACGATGAAGCTCACCCGTCATTTGAGCTTGCACAGAAACTTCTGGACGAAGCAAGTAAAAAGGTCGATGAGCTCAACGGAAAACTCGAAACAAATAAAACGCGCATTCGCGAGCTTGAAGAGTTATATCGTACCGGAGATTTTACGGTTGTAGACGAAGCTGAGCTTAGAAGGCTGGAAGCAGAAAACACACTACTTGAGACGCAACTTGAGATTCAAAAGGGTATTGAGGCATACAGAGCAAAACAGGTTCATGATACTGCCGTAGAAAAAGCAAATACTCTTTTGGGTAATAATACTGATAAATACCCTTTAGCACAGACGATACAGAACGCTATAGATAATTATCGCAATGCGCAAAAAGATCTTGAGGATGCGCAGAAATATTTTGAGAGTCGCGGGGATAAGGCGTCTAAAACAGACCAGACATATGTCGACACCGCCTTGTATAATCTGGAGCAGCGAACTACAGAGCTTGACGGCGTACTCCAGGACATTGGAAACGTTATTGAGAAGCTTAACCCGAAAGAGGACGCAGAACTCATTGAAGCGCTCACGAAAGCTGTTGCAGATTTCACAGACAGTATTGACGGTAATTCTAAGAAATCAAAGAAGTGGGCTGCTGATCTTAAAGATCTGGAAAAGCGTTACGGCAGCAATCTTGATGCACTGAAGCGTCTCGCAAGGGGCGAACAGGTTACACGCGAAGAGGGCGAAAAGCTGCGCCGTTGGATGCTTGATTGCAGGTATACCGCACAAGATTTGACCGATATGATGTTGCAGATGGGTGACAGCATGAGCGATCTCACATCGGCGGAATCAGAAACCGGCGGTAATTCCAGGCTCGATGCAGAGATCTACAAATGGGGCACCATGGTCGACGAGATTGAGCGGGCACGTAACGCAATCGATAATTACAACAAAGCGCTCGAAGGCGGCAATAACGGTGATATCGCCGGGAAGATGCAGGATGCTTGGCAAAAGGCCATGGAGGAGATCGACGCAGGGCGAGAAGACTCCAGGGCGGCTTGGGCATTGTACGAAATGGTATTCTCTCCTGAGCAAATTGATGCAATGGGGCGCAACGCACACAATCTGGCGCAAGCCGTTCAGGCCGAGTTCTTCCGTGGCATCTTTGACGACAGCAATGCAGAAAACGGATATGATGACGCAGACAATCCATATGGTTACGGGCAGAGGCTGCTGCAGTATCTTGAACAGAACATCGCATCGCTGGACGGTATCGATGTCTGGCGTGATGACAGCGGGCTTCATTACTGGATTGATGACTTCAGCGCGCTTGCCGATCAGATCGGAATCGCGGAACCTCTACTTGACGCATTACTTGATGATCTTGACGCATATGGCTCACAGCTGCTTACAGATACCAAGCAGAATACAGAACTGATTAACTCGTTACGCAGTCTGACAAATGCAGCAGGTGACGCGCGTGAAGGCGTTAAGGATTTCATCAAGGCGTCGTTTGAACGGTATGCGGACGCGGACGACACCACGATGCTACGTATTCTGGATTCACTCCATGATCAGGGCGTGCTGACGGTTGACCCGAAAGAATACCGCTCACTGTTGGATCTTGCCAAAGAAGAGATGCAGAAGGAAGCGGATCAAGATCCGACAGTCGTTCCAGTAAAGCCGGATGAACAGGGACTCTTGAATCAGGGCGCGGATATGCTCAATAATTTCCAGGCATTTCTGGACAGCAACCCGAGACGGCTTCTTGTTCAGCCTGTGATGGGGAATTTTGAGTATTCAACGGATATCTCCAACAACACGAACAGCGGTAAAGCGCAGCCGAAGGGTGACAATTCTAATAAGGTCCCGTTTGAATGGTCGTCGTTAAAGAAGAAATCCAGCGCAGATGGAAAACGTAAGAACGAGAACGGCGGCGATACACTCGTCAACGAACTCGGTCCTGAGCTTATCTCAGACCAGGGCAGGGCGTTTATTGCCAATGGAGGCCGGCCTGGGTTCGTCAAGCTGAGTGCCGATGCGATTGTATTCACAGCAGATGAGACGAAGGATATTCTCCGTGGCAAACGGAATGTCAACGCGAAGGCGCTGGCGCAAGGAAACGTCGGGCGTGGCAGCCTTGTAAGTCGTCTGTTCCGCGGAACCGTGAAGGCGCGTGCATACAAAATATGCGGTAACTGCGGAGCGAGATTGTCTGCTACTGCAACGAGATGCTCAAATTGCGGGTCGTTTGTTCTTATTACAAAAACAGATGACTATGGTGCGAGTAATGCAGGTGTAAACCGCAGTGCTCTTGGTTCCCCAACGGCTGTTACAACAGGCCGGAATCAAGGCGGCAATGGGTACTATTATAATCCGAGTACGCAACAGATTACTTACACGACTTACACTTACGATGACAGCAGTGGTCTCGGTTACGGTACAACGAACAATTATAACTTCTATGAGTCGATGTATCTGCAAGCCAGAAGAGACCAGGAGAAACTGGAAGCCGAATTATATCGAGTCAGGCAAAAGTCGATTCAAGATGCAAATGAGAGAACCAGGCGTGAGAATGCGAACGCTAATGCTAATTCCGGCGGGCATGCCGGCAGCGGCGGCGGCAATTATGTCGGCGGGGCGAATTATGCATCCATGTCAGATCCGCAGAAGGTGGACTGGGTTGCTGTACGTATTAACCGGTTGCAGCGCACGATTGCGGACCTGGAGAAGATCGCATCCAGCGGATTCAAGAAGCTGGATACCAGGCTGCGTTACACGAAGGATCAGATCACTAATATCACTGACGAGCTGAAAGTTCAGAAGCAAGCATACGATCGTTATATCCAGGAAGCCAACAGCGTCGGGCTCAGCGAAAGCATCGCGGCGAATGTGCGCGAAGGCACCATTGATATCACGAAGTATGACGATGACACGCGTAAGAAGATAGATGAATATACCGAATGGTATGAGAAAGCGATAGACGCGAAATCCGCGCTCGAAGAACTCCATCAAAACATTGCGCAGCTCTATGTCGATTCGTTCGACATGGTGCAGACGGACTTTGAGAATCAGCTTGCGCAGATTGAGCATGACGCGAACATGACCAGCAAGAATCTGGAAATGGCGCAGACGAAAGGCTATCTCGACAGCGCGACCTTCTACGAGCAGCTCGTCTCCAACCAGGCGGATCAGGTCAACCGGCTGAACATGGAACTCACCGAGCTTAACCAGAAGTTCAAGGAGGCCATGGACTCCGGCGAGATCGAAGAAAACTCCGAGGCCTGGTACCAAATGAAGCAAAGCATCAACGAGGTTGAAGAGGCCATCGCGGATGCGAACATCCAGCTTGTCCAGTACCAGCGCACGATCCGCCAGCTCGACTGGTCGTACTTCGATTACGCGCAGGAACGCTTCAGCCAGATGACGGCGGAGGCGCAGTTCTTCGTCGACCTCATGTCGAACCACGAGCTGTTCCAGGATAACGGGCAGTTCAATAATCTCGGCGAGGCGACCGTCGGCATGCACGCGGTGAACTATGACGCGTACATGGCGCAGGCGGACGAATATGCCAAGCAGATCCAGAAGATCCAGAAGGATCTGGAGTCCGACCCGTACGACACGGAACTCATCGAGCGGCGCGAGCAGCTGCTTGAACTTCAGCGGCAGTCGATCCTGTCGGCGGAAGGAGAAAAGAACGCGGTAAAGGATCTGGTGCAGAACGGGATCAATATGGAACTGCATGCGCTGAAGGATCTCATTGACGCGTATAATGACAGCCTTGATTCGGCTAAAGACCTATACGAGTATCAGAAGTCCATTACCGAGAAGACGGCGGATATTGCCTCGATTCAGAAGCAGCTGTCCGCCTATCAGAACGACGCGTCCGAAGAGACGCGCGCCCGCGTACAGAAGCTCACGCAGAATCTGGAGAAAGCGCAGACCGAGCTCCGCGAAACCGAGTGGGACCGCTCGATCAGCGACCAGAAGAAACTGCTTGACGACATGTATGACGAGTATGAGGACTACCTCAATCAGCGTCTGGACAACATCGACCTGCTGATGCAGGAGATGATCACCGGCACGAACATCAATATGGACAGCATCCGCAACACGCTGATCGACGTCGGCGAGGAAGTCGGCTACACGATGACCGACCAGATGACGCAGGCGCTGAGCGCGGATCTGAATTACTACGAGCATATGTCCGGCGAGATCAACTCGGTACAGGTTGTGCTCAGCAACATCTACGACATGGTCGCGGCCATGGCGAGAGCGTCCGGCGCGGTCAAGGCCTACGCCACCGGCGGTCTTGTGGACTACACGGGACTTGCCGCGGTGCACGGGTCGAAGGGTAAACCGGAACTGATGCTGAACGCGAGCGACACGGCGAACTTCCTGGAAGCGGCGAAGATGATGCGCGAGATGGCAGGATCTTCGATCTCCATCCCGTCCACGTCCGGATTCGGAAACGGCGGCGGCATGACCATTGGTCAACTGCAGGTCAACATCCCGATCGACCGCGTCCTGGATTACAACGACCTGATTTCGCAGCTGCGGGACGACCCGAAATTCGAACGTCTGGTGAACGCCATGACGCTGGATCGGGCGGTCGGCAAGAGCGCGTTCGGGAAAAACAAAATCGTATTCTGAGATACGATGGATCAATTAGAGGGGT